GACACAGAATTTCACAAAGTACCGCTGATAATTGGAAACGATACGGCTGGCGATTTTGAGTTTGAAACAAATATCGATGACGATACCTATAATCAGATCAAGTTATTCCGCGAAAAAGATGACGGCACCCGGGAAGTATTCGTTAAATCAAACCCGGGTAGAATCAGCCAATGGGGGTTATTGCAGTACAGCGACACCCTTACTGATGATGAAAACGGCGATAACAAAGCAGAGATCCTATTAAAACAAAAAGAATGGAACAAGATAACTCTGAGGATGATTGATTGTTTCGGCGATGCCAGAGTCAGGGGAGGTTCCAGCGTGGTGATCAATTTAGACACATACGCCAATATGGGGTTTGCTTACAATGGTATAACCTACCACGGTTGGATGAAGGTAAAAAAAGTGACCCATCGATTTAAAACCGGGTTCCACGTGATGGATCTCGATCTGGAAGGAGGATTTGAACATGGCTGATATCGTTGAGGCCTTAAGACAATTATCAGCTGATACGGGAGCAGGGTTGAACCCTGTGATAATCGCAACTGGCGTTGTGGAATCCACCAGCCCGGTTAAGATCAGAATTGATCAAAAAATATTATTAACCGGGAAGATGCTGAGGTTAACTAAAGCTGTATTGGATCATGATGTGGATATTACAATTCAAGGTGTTTCTGATTCCCGTGGCGACAGCATCTCAGGGAGAACAACCGTAACGGTCCATAACGGTCTGAAAATTGGGGAATCAGTTTTTATGATCCGGGACCAAGGCGGCCAAAAATATACCGTGATAGATAGGATGTGATGGAATGTTACCTGAATTTAATGATGCGGTGACAATAAACACAGAGGTAGCGCCCTCCAAAACTTTTGCTATCGACAGTGAAAACGGGCGGATTGCGGGGATGATTGACGAATTGGAAGCGGTCAAACAGGCTGCTGCTATAATCCTTGATATTGACCGTTTTGAATACCCGACATTGTCCTGGAACTTTGGCCACGAGATGCGCCAGCTGTTCGGGGAACCGATGGATTTTGCTGCTATCGAGGCCGAACGATTTATTAAAGAGGCATTAACCCAGGACGACCGCATAATCGATGTGGTTGATTTTGAGTTTACAGAGGATGGTGGCAACCTGATGGCGTCTTATCGTATTGTCTCGATTTTTGGAGATTTTACAAACGAAACAGAGGTGGAAATATAATGTATGAAGACCAAACCTATGATGAATTAATGCGGCGTAAAATCGCCGTTATCAACGAATTAGACCCTAGTGTGGATACGCGCGAAGGGTCATTAATCTTTTTTGCGTTAGCTGGCAACTCTGCTGAACAAACACAGTTTTACCAGCAACTGGATGTGGTCTTGAATGAGACCTTTGCTGATACCGCGTCGCGGCCAAACCTGATAAAGCGTGCTGCTGAATCCGGTGTTAAACCTGATCCCGCAACCTATGCAGTCCTGAAGGGGGAATTTACCCCGACAAATCTGGAACTGGATTTAAATACCCGGTTTAGTTTGGGCGGTCTGAACTATTTTGTAAAAGAAAAAGTTTCAGACGGAATTTATCAAATGCAATGTGAAACAGCCGGGGTGATCGGCAATCAAAATCTGGGGGATATGGTCCCGGTGCTATACGTGCAGGGGCTTGAGACTTGCAAGCTGACTCAGGTATTGATTCCTGGTGAAGATGCGCAAGCCACAGAGGACTTAAGAAATGAATTCTTTGATTCCTTTTCCGACGTGCCCTTCGGGGGCAACCGGGCAGATTACAGGCAAAATGCCAATGAGATTGCAGGGGTCGGGGGAGCAAAAGTATACCGGGCGCCGGATGGTGGCGGGTCTGTAAAGTTGGTTATTATCGGATCAACCTACCGAATGCCCACGCTTGAACTGATCGCGGCGGTGCAGGAAGCTATTGACCCAGTAGCTACACAGGGTAATGGTGACGGCATTGCCCCGGTAGGACATGTTGTGACAGTGTCTGGGGTTACAGAAACAACCGTAAATATTGTGACAATGATCACCTACCAGGACGATTATACCTGGGCAGACATTCAAGCCGCCGCGCTGGCTTCAATCGATAGTTATTTTCTTGATTTAGCAAAGACCTGGCAAGATATGCAGACCCCGACAACCAATATTGGTTTGGTCGTGCGGATATCACAGATCGAAACCCGGTTGCTGGGGATCGTTGGTGTTTTGGATATTGCCAACACCACAATCAATATGGTGGCCAGCAATCTGACATTGGACGTTGACGCTATACCAGTCAGGGGGGTAATTATCAGTGGATAGAGAAATTAATCTGCTTGATTACTTGCCGCCAAATTTACAGGAACTGGCGGAGTTTAAAGCCCTGTGCGCGGCTGAAACAGCAGAATGCAACCTCATGGCATCAGCTCATCAAAACCTGTTTAGTGATCAGTTTATTGAGACCGCGACAGAAAACGGGCTGAGCCGCCTGGAAAAGATCATGGGCATAGTTCCAAAAGGGACCGACACTCTGGATGCCCGGCGGTTTCGGTTACTGGCTCGGAAAAATGAAAAGCTACCGTACACATTTAGGACCTTGACCCAGAAAATGGCACTGTTGTGCGGGGGATATAATTTTGAATTGGTGCCCCATTTTGATGTCTTCAGGATGGGGGTCATTACCTATCTTGAATTACCGGGACAGGTAAACGAACTGGCAAGATTGCTTGAACGGTTTGTACCTTGCAATCTCGTAATAGATTACTCTAACGAGATTCATTGCACGACCTATGGTAACAGTGTTGTCGCTGCAGGAATGGCAAGCTGTGAAATAGTTGATTTATCCGATTCCTGCAAAGCAGAATTTAATATAACTGGCGACTCAATAATCGCTGGCGGTTATTCAGACAGGGTTGAGATTATCATGTCTGATAATTACGTGGAAAACATAACAGTTAACGGAAACAGTATTGCCGGATCAGGGGTTGCTATAACCTCAGACATCGGAATAATTTAAAAATTGAAAGGTGGAAATAACACATGGCTGAATTTAAACAGTTAATTATTACAACCAAAGGACAGGCCTTAATGGCCAAAATGATCGCGGGAACGGGAAATGTGCAGTTTACGAAAATTTGTGTCTCAGACACCGTTTATACGGATGCCCAGCTTCCTGCATTAACAGCACTCACTGGGATCAAGCAGACTGCAACGATCAGCAAAGTGCTGCGAACAAACGACGTTGCTATTCAGGTCGAGGGGGCCGTAACCAACACTGCGCTGGTTGCCGGGTATTACATGAAAGCGATCGGCTTATATGCGATGGATCCCCAGGAGGGAGAAATCCTCTATGCTGTTACCATTGCCAACGTGGCAGGGTACATGCCGCCGTATAACGGGATCAATGTATCCGGGGCGTTTTTCAAACTGATTACCACCGTATCGAATGCGACCAGCGTCAGCCTGGCGGTGGACTCAGGCGCGGTGGCCACGATTGGGAATATTGCCGATCTTCAAGGCCAGATTACAAACCTGCAGTCTTATATCGGGTATACCGACGCCGATATTGTCGGGGTCGAGGTTGATTTTGTTAATAAAACCTTTACCCGGCAAGCAGGCGCCGTCAATAAAACCCCTGGGGCTCTGTTCGACGCGATCAAGGCCTTTGGCGGGCGTCGCCGGTGCAGTTTGACGGACGACGGGAAGGTTTTGGCATATTATGGCGAACCAGGCTATTCAGAATCCGGCGTTACTTTGCAGGAAATCATCAAGGCCGGGGTTACTTACACAGTCGGAACCGCTGTGCAAACCATGGTGGAACAGACGAAGTTTTATTACAAAGTTGTGCCAATGGCATTGGAAAGGGTCGCTTTTAAGGAAGTTGACACGCTGGCCATTACGGCCGGGGCCACAGCGGATGGGTCACTGACGATCACCCTGGACGGTGTGCCCTTCACGGTTGCGGTTCTTGCCGCGGATAACACGGCCTCCTTAGTCGCTGCGAAGATTAGAGCGGCAACCTTCGCAGGATGGACAGTCACCGGGTCCGGTACATCCGCAATATTTACTTGCAACGTGACCGGGAAAAAGATCACCGCCACGTTTGCTGCTGCAGCCACAGGCGTAACCGCCACCGTAACAAAAACACAGCCCGGCTACATCGGTAAAGGCTTCCATCTGCGCAAGGCAAGATATTATGTATCTGACACTAAAAAAGCCGGGTTTAAGCTACATCCCGCGTTTATTGTAAATGGTGTGGAAAAGGATGTTATCTATCTACCCGCGTTTGACGGATCAATATTTGACGTATCAACCGAAACATACATTTTAGATGATGCTCAGATCGCAGATTTCACGGCAACAACCGGGGATAAACTCTGTTCTATCGCCAATGCCAAACCCGCTAGCGGATTAACGCAGGATCTGACCCGGGCAAAAACAAGAATACTGGCCCGGAATCGTGGAACCGGTTGGCAACAGGAATACGCCGCCACGGTGGCTTGTTCGCAAATGCTGATGATGATCGAATACGCAGCCTTTAACATGCAGACGGCTATCGGTATGGGGAATGTGTCGAAAACCGACGATGGAACGACAAACATGTCTGAACGCACCGGCGCAACATCCGTGCTGGGTAATGCCTCAGGGGCGGTTACAAATATCAACGGCTTCCAGATCGTTTCATATCGTGGCGAAGAAAATTTCTGGGGGAACATCTGGAAATTTGTCGACGGGCTAAATATCTATGCCTACGGCGAACATAGCCTGTATGTCGCCGACAATGGCTTTACGGACGGGATCAATACCGCGCCTTACAAAGATGCGGGAATAACTATTGCAAAAACGACGGGGTATATTTCAGCGTTCGCTTACAATGAAGAGTTCGACTGGTTGTTCTTTGCATCAGAAACATTGGGAAGCTCAGCCGTGCCGGTTGGGGATATGCTCTACCAAGATTCACAGGCATCCAGTTGGTTCATTGCTCTGCTTGGTGGCGGTTGGGCTTATTGGTCGGGTGCCGGTCCCTTTGATTGGCGTGTTATTGATTCGGCTTCTACTCGGGATCGGGCTATCGGCGGCCGCTCGGTGTATGTACCCACGGCGTAATATTATAAAGTAAAAAGACAGTTATACAGGCAATCAAATGCTGATTAGCATTAATAATAAAACAATAAAAGGTAGTTAATTACTCTGCTTGGTAGCAATTGGAATAATTCGTCGAATACCAGTCCCTTTAATTGGAATGTTAATAATTCAGCTTCTAATCGGAATCGGAATATCAGCAGCCACTCAGTACATGCACATATAATAACAAACATAAAAAAATGAGATTTTGATTGCCTTGCCTCTTGGCAAAACACAAGCTTTAAAAACATTCAGCTGTATTGGTAGATTAACAATCGAAGATTCGGCTTGAAATGTGCATACAATTTGACAGAAAGTAAGGACAACATGTGAAGCGACACGGAAATTTATATGAAAAGATTTATGATATGGATAATCTGAAACTAGCCCACCAGAATGCCAAAAAGGGCAAAGGCTGGTATAAAGAGGTCAAAATGGTTGATAACCGGCTTGATTATTATCTTGAGAAACTACAAAAATCCTTGATCGATAAAACATACAAAACATCTGAATATGAGACTTTTATTAAAACAGATGGTGGAAAAGAGCGGGAGATTTTTAAACTGCCTTATTTTCCTGACAGAGTTTGTCAGTGGGCGATGCTGCAGATCATTGAACCCTATCTCATGCGGCATCTTACCAATGACACTTACTCAGCTATCCCGGGCAAAGGGATCCATCTTTGCCTTGAACGATTAAATAAGGCCATTCACAAAGATAATGCCGGCACACAGTTTTGTTTAAAGATGGATGCTAGAAAATATTATCCGTCCATTGATCACGTTATTTTAAAAGGGAAATACCGAAAGCTTTTTAAGGACCCAGATCTTTTGTGGCTGCTTGATGAGATCATCGACTCTACACCAGGAGAAGCAGGCATACCGATCGGCAACTATTTGTCTCAATATTCCGGGAACTATTACTTTTCAGAATTTGATCACTGGATAAAAGAGGTTAAGGGTGTAAAAAATTATTACAGGTACATGGATGACATTGTGTTTCTCGGAGCTGATAAGGCAGCGCTACACCAGCTTAGAAAGGAGATTGATACATATTTTAAAGAAAATTTAAAATTAGCAGTAAAAGGCAATTGGCAAGTATTTCCAACATTTATCAGAGGGATTGATTTTGTAGGCTATCGAACTTTCCGGAATTACAAACTGCTGCGAAAATCGACATGTACCCAGTTCAAACGCAAAATGAGGGCGATCAATAAAAAGCAGCTGGCCGGTTTGGAATTGGCCTTTTCAGAATGGTGCTCGATCAACTCTTACAAAGGTTGGCTGATGCACTGCGACAGTTACCGATTGGAAGATAAATACATCGGACCAATTCGAGAATTTACAGAAAACTTTTATTTAAAAAACATCAAAGGGAAGGAAAAAAGATATCATGAAAGAATTTAAAAATACCAGAAGCACGGTTAACCCAGAGGCATTGGTTGTTGATGAGTCAAGCGTTTGGGTCTGTGAAAACATCGTCGAGATTGCAGAGGATGAATTCCAGGGGTTTGAGTATGATCTGATCCAATATGGCAAAGATGAGTATATACAACTCATTGCTGAAAAGAATATCCAGCTGGAAGCCGGGCTGACTGATACCCAGCTTGCCCTGGTCGAGATTTATGAAGGGATGGCAGTATAATGGCTAAAATTTACGCGGACCTGATCCGCAAAGGGTTGAAAACAATCGATGATGTGCCAGAGAAATTGAAGGCAGCGGTGCTTGAGATCCTGGGCGATGCTTAATCTAATTTTATTTTTATACAGAAAAGAGGTGAAAGAGATGGCGGTTATTTATGCAACGCTAATTATCAAAGGCAGAAAGACCTTTGCAGAAGTTCCTGAAAGAATCAAAGAACAGGTCAGACAAGTTCTGATTGATCTGGATTGTGAATACTTGACTGAAGCAGCTTAGGCTGTTTTTTTTATTGCCAGGGGGCGGTTTATCCGTCCCTATAAATTTGAAAGGGGCGGTTTATGAATGTAGATATTACAGTGGTAACAAGTCTAGTCTGTACAGTTGGTGGGTTTATGCTTGCTTGGCTAGTCTTTGGCCGTAACAAAGCAAAGGACGACAAAGCCGAAGGTGCCAGCATCGCGACAATCACGTCCGATATGGGTTATATAAAGTCAAGCGTGGACGGGATTGACAAGAAGTTAGAAAAGCAGGCAGACAAGCACATAGAGCTGCTTGAACGTGTTTGTGATGTTGAGGCTTCGGCAAAACAAGCGCATAAGCGTATTGATAGTTTGGAAGGAGAAATAAAATGAATCTAAAAGATGTAAAAACAGATGTATGGATCCGGTTGGTAGTATTAATGTTGGCGCTGGTGAATGGGATTTTAACCGCATCGGGGATGAATCCCATCGCGGTATCGGAAACAGAGCTAGGTGTATTTTTGTCCTATGGAGCAATGATCGCGGCATCCATCTGGGCAGCTTGGAAAAACAACAGTATCACAGCATCGGCCCAGCAATCGGATATATTAATGACCAATTTAAAACAGGCAGCAGTCAAAGTTATATTAGATCAATCAAACCGGCTGCTGGCCGAACAGGAAGAAGCGGTCAATGCAGAAAGCCAGGTAAAATAATGGCATTAAGTGTTTTATATCAAGGAAATGTCCAAAACGAAGGCATGACCGACTGGAAAATGGACGGCGAACGCTGCGGCACAACTGGCAAAGATTTGAGACTCGAAGGAATTTTCGTCAAACTCGATACAGATGAAGACCTTGGTGTTGAGTTGCAAGGTCATATCCAAGATGTTGGTTGGGGGCCTGTTGTAAAAGACGGGGAACTTTGCGGGACTGTGGATCAGGCTAAACGCCTGGAATCGATCCGAATTAAACTGACTGGTAGCGCAGCGGATAAGTATAGCATTATTTACGGCGTGCATGTACAGGACATCGGTGATATGCAGACCTCTATGGACGGCGAGTCTACAGGCACTGAGGGATTCGGAAAGAGAATTGAAGCCATCCAGATTTGGGTTGTAAAAAAGGGTATTGATTTTAAAGTTGAAACTTTGGATAGTTTCAGAAAAGCAGAGCCTAAACCAGTGGCACCGGTCACCCCTACAGTTCCAACGGGAAATTTATCTGGAAAGATTATCTGTCTTAACCCAGGCCATGGCGGATCGGATCCAGGAGCCTGTGGACCATTGCGGGAATCGGACGAGAATTTAACCGTTGCGCTGATCCTCGGACCAATGCTGACAGAACGTGGAGTCCAGGTAGTTTATACCCGAACTACTGATGTTCGTGTTCCACTATCAGACCGTCCCGTGATCGCCAACAATGCCGGGGCGGATCTGTTTATCAGCATCCATCACAACGGGTCATCGGATCCGAGTTCTTCCGGAACCTGTGCGATCTGTTACCCGGGGAGTGATGCCGGGATCCGGTTGGCCACGCTTT